CTCTGGATTAGACTTGCGACGGAGTAGCCGGGTGGGTTCCCGTTATTATTTAGAGACCAGTGATATACCTTGGTTCCCATACCTTACAGAGATAATCTATGACAACTAGGAAGGCAACTGGATCGGGATTGATACCACCCCCTGTGTTTGATGCCCATAGAGTAAATGTCGGTTCCTCTACAGGACCGGCTCCAAACAGTGCATGGAGGGTTTGATAAGTAAATATTGAATCTTTTTTAGATATACCGTACATTTTACGTGCACTGAAAGTGCGTGACATTGAAGTACTGTTACCATTAATACCCCCCATTTGTCTATACTTGCCATTGCTACCATAAGATCCAGTACTACGTAGAATCTCATCAGGGGTAGCTAATGAACCAAGTTGATTGATTGTACGAGATAGTAAGATGCCATACATACAAGGGATAGATGAAGTAGCTAAAGTATTCATAGCCCTTACTGTAATTTTAGATCCAACAACCATATAATGAGCATAATTAGTAGCATAAGGGGTGTATCCTGCAACAGGATTTCCACCTCCAGTATAATTTGGGTCAAAAATATTAGCCCCACGAAACTGGTGTGTAGTAACATAACCGGTTGATGAAGGATCTAAGTATATAGTTTCTAGATAGCGAAATTTGACTACTTGCGTTTGCGGAATTCCCGCGAGCGGAAAGCCCTTCTTCTTATAACGACCAACAGTACGTTTCTTACGATAAGTAGTTTTCTTGCGAAATTTACGGGATTTAGACACATATTTTCTTTTAGGCATCTTTTATTTATATAATATTTAATTTTCTTTGGAAGACCGGAAACGCATCTTTTTCGATTTCGGTTGTTCCGGAATTAATAGAATTTTTGTGCGCTTGCGCTGTGTCATCCAAAAATTCTGGGGGACCTGTAATTATTTTTGGCTTACCAGGCTTACGTTGAACCTTAGGGTAAACTTTTGGCAGTGTTATAACGTCATCGATATGATTTATAGTTCTTACGACCCATCTATCAGCTGATGCGTGTGATAAATTTGGTAAGTCATTGGAGAATACAAAGAGGTGCGGTGGTGCCATAAAAAGCTCATGATTTTTACCGTTCATCGCAGATTGAACATCACCGTCTTTAATTTTCTCTAAAGCAGAAAACAAATCACGTTGAGATTCGTCTTTTCCAGTACACCTTGGTATATCAACAAGATATACTCTACATGGTCCCTGAGCTATTACATTTGTTTTAATTTGAGTAGCAGTACCAAAAGGAACACCTTTAGCAACTTTAGTATATTTAAGCCATTTACATAACACGGATTTACCACAATTACCTTGGGCATTGTGAATCCAGTATATAGTACGACGACAGACCAAACCATTGATTTGATCAATTAGTGTTTGTTGCCAGGGAAGAGGGTGTGACATTTCTTCTAAATCTTCACCCTGATATATGGGACGTAAAGTCCATGGACCTTTTACAAAGGTATCATCGGACTTCATACAATAAGTACGTAACGCTTCAGCACCACGTACGGAGCATGGTTGTACACCATTTTCTCCCATCCATTCATACTTATCAGTATTAAGAATGTCTTGCATAAATTGTAAGTATTTTTTGACTTCGAGCTTGATAAAGCATTGATAATGTAAATTACCTTCAGCACCTCGCTCTAATTGGAATATATAATCAGTAGGCTTCAATACACGAATGAAGTCGATTACATGAGCAGAATAATCTTTAGGATCAGTTTGCTTAGAATCTTTGAATCGTATTAATACAGAGAACAAATATAATTGATTTGGAGTTTTTGACATGTTTTATTATTAAATATTTTTTATTAATTGAAAGTTGACTTGGACGCACTTTCGGGACGTCCGTCTGGTCAATCCCGAGTCCTCCCCAGGCAGGTGTGGCTGGGGAGTCCTCTGGATTAGACTTGCGACGGAGTAGCCGGGTGGGTTCCCGTTATTATTTAGAGACCAGTGATATACCTTGGTTCCCATACCTTACAGAGATAATCTATGACAACTAGGAAGGCAACTGG